AACAGAACACGGCATCCCTGTTCGCGGTGTCGCATCGTGGTATGACGCCACCAAGAACAACGCCTGGTACACGCGCAACGGCACGCGCTACTACGCAGCAGTCGGCACGTTCCGCTGGGGTGATGATCCGTACCCGATCAAGGTCTGCCGAGCAGATGACCGCAGCAGGTGCGTCATCGTGATCGTCGCCGACTACTGCGGCAGATGCCACAAAGACCTCAAGCGCACCTGGACAAAGCGCAGCCGCAGCATTGACCTATCGCCGCACGCCTTCGCCGCCTTGCGAGGCTTGCATCTTGGCGTGGTTCGGGTGATAATCGAGGAGATTCAGCCAGGCAACTAGAGGGAGGGCTATGACGACCACCGTTCGTTCTATCAGCGGCGCGTGGATGAAGGTCATCGCCAAGCACGCCTTCCCAGAGCGATCACCACGCGGGCGGATTGAGTCGCTGGCTACAACCCTGCAGATAAGCCGGCGATCCTGCTACGCCTATGTCGCAGAGGAACGCCGCGTGCCAGAGGATGTCGAGCGACGCTTCATCGCACTGTTTGGCGAGCCTACGGACGATGCGTGGCGCACCGTTGAGTTGCAGCGGCCACGCAAGCCAAAGAAGCGCAGGAAGATGGAGGAGACGCGCAGACTGCGAGGCATCACCAAAGAGATGGCAGCAGCCACTCGCGCCGAGTTGAGCCTGAAGCTGCGAACCCTGAGCGGCAAGTTGTCGGAAGATGGGCTAGGACACGCGATTGAGTGGGAGCAGAATGAACTGACGATCGGTCAGACGGCGATGCTTGAGGAGTCACTGGACGAACAGGAGGCTCGTGCCAAGCATCCGCACAACTTTGACACGCTGGCAATGACTGAAGACTGGGTTGCGATCTGTAAATCCTGTGGGCTGATTGGCGGAGTGGACGAGTCTGCACGCGAGGTCAATGGGCTTGTCTTCCGCGTGACCTGCCGCACCAACTCCTACAAGATCAGCGAATGAGTCTCGGCGACTTTGACCGAGAGTTCAGGAGCAAGTTGGGCGAGGATCGCCGCTGGCCAGCCTTCAAGGTGATCGCCTACTACCTGCTCGCTAAGCAAGAGCCAGTTCACATCGCAGAGACTGGCTGCGCTCGCCAAGCGGATAACTGGAGCGGCGATGGGCAAAGCACGCAGGTGTGGAACTGGATCATCGAGCGCACCGGCGGCAGCCTGATCTCCTTTGACATCAACCCAGGCGCCGTGGCATACGCCAAGAGCGTCGCGCCACTTGCAGACGTGCAGTGCATTGACTCCGTGCAAGGGCTGCGGCAGCTTCAGAACCCTGAGCAGTTGGACTTCCTGTATCTGGATTCGTATGACGTGACCCCAGGCATTGAGTCGCCAACCCATCACCTTGCCGAACTGACCAGCATCTACCCACGGCTGGCGTCTGGTTGCCTCATTGCTGTGGATGACTGCAAGATCAACGGCAACGGCAAAGACCGCTTCGTGAAGGCGTGGCTGAGCAGCCTCGGCGTTGAGCCGATTCAAGACTCCTATGTGACCGTGTGGCGCAAGCCGTAAGATAGGCGGACGCCGCGCTTGCGCGGCTCAAGCCTGCCGGTGGAGTCCTCCCATCGGCAGGCGACCAACTTGAGGACTGGAGGACACGTGGCAGCCAAGCAACCAATGCCAGACAAGTACGACGCGCTGGAAGGCTACGTCGCCGAGCTGCAGGTTGCGATGAACGTCACCTACTGGAAGATCACCGTGGCTCGTGATGCCTCAGACGTTGAGGCGTGGGCAGACATCAACCCGCACGCGCAGGCTGAGACAGCCGAACTGCGCGTCAGCCACGACTTTTGGAAGCAGACGCCAGAACTCCAGCGCGAGGTGTTGACGCACGAAATGCTGCACGTCGTGACAGCCAGACTCGATCAGACTGTTGAGGCGATGGAGGAAGCGTTCGGCAAGATTGCGTGGGCTATCTATGACCCGCTCTACGAGGATGCAACCGAGCGCGTGGTGGATCACTTGGCAAAGGTGATCGCGCCTGGGCTGCCTCTGCCTGAGTTCCCGAAGCCGTGACCTTCCAACGACCTTGCCTTGACTGCGGCATCCTGACGCCGAACGGCAACAGATGCGCGATGCACAAGCGCGCTGCGACCTACAGATGGCAGCAGGGCAAGCCAAACCCATACCTTGACCCTGCGTGGAAGAAGCTCAGCAGCCAGATACGGAGCAAGCGTCCGTGGTGTGAGGTGTGCGGCAAGACCACGAACCTGACCGTTGACCACCTTGATCCGCTCAGCAAAGGCGGTCCGCTCCTTGCACCTGAGCATCGCCTTCGGGTACTATGTAGACAGTGCCACGGTCGCCTGACCAAGCACAAATAGGAGGAGAGGACAATGAGCCGCATCGCTTGGTATTCCAACTCGTGTGCCGTGCCTAGTGGCTACGGGATGCAGTCAGCGCAAGTCGTGCATCAGATGGTGAAGGACGGACACGAGGCTGCCATCGTTGCCAACCACGGCGCACAGTTCCTGATGAACTGCACACACGGTCACCCCATCCTTCCTGAAGGCTTGATGCGCTACTCAATAGACGCAGCGCCAGAGAACATCAAGAGCTGGATCGGCGATCAGCCAGGCTTCGGCGTTGTGCTTTTTGATCTCTGGCCGCTTACGGGCATCGAGGCGTTCAAGGAGTTGAACCTTGCGTGCTGGACACCAGTAGATCACCAACCTCTGCCACCACTCGTCGCACGCTTCCTTGCAGAAGGTGGTCATCACGCCATTGCAATGAGCCGCTTCGGTGAACAGGAACTGCTGAAGGCTGGCGTGCCAAGAGAAGAAGTCACCTACATCCCACACGGCATTGACACCGCAGTGTTCAATGACAGAGGGAAGGGCGCACGCGCCGCAATGGGATTGCCAGAGGATTGCTTCCTTGTCGTGACCAATGCTGCGAACCGTGGTCGCATCCCGATCCGCAAGGCGTTTGGTGAGATGGCAGACGCAATGGCAACCTTTATGCGTGACCGACCTGACGTCTACTGGATGATCCACACCGAGCCACAAGGACTCAGCGAAGGGGTGAACCTCCCGCGCTTGATGCAAGCAACCGGCGTAGACAGCCAACGTGTGCGATACCCGAACCCAATCCAGTTCCGCAACGGCATTCCGCAGGATGCGATCGCCTCGCTCTACTCAGCCGCTGACGTGCAGCTACTCACCTCAATGGGCGAAGGCTTCGGCATCCCTGCTGTGGAGAGCCAAGCGTGCGGCACTCCAGTCATCGTGTCTGACTTCAGCGCGCAGCCTGAACTCGTGGGCGCGCACGGCAAGAAGGTTCCAGTGCAGCGCGTATGGGATGAGTTCCAGGGATCGTTCTTTGCCATCCCGAACGTGGCCGCGATCATCACCTCCCTGCAGGAAGTCTACGAAGAAACGAAAGCAGGCAAGGTGGATAGGGGGGCTGTTGCTGCAGAGATGCAGCGCTACGATCAGACGGCTCTCTACAATGCGAGTTGGAAGCCGTTGATCGAGATGATGACTGCGCGGAAGCGCGCACCGCAGCCAGCCAACCGAGCAGAACGCCGAGCATCCAAGAAGCGACGCTAGGGGAGGGGGGATATTTATTCTGCCTTGCACGAGGGGCTGGGTATCCAGCGCCGAGTGGCTTACACACGGGGTCAGGTTAGGCTAGGGGGGATTTATGTCAGGACCAGCACGAACGCCAAATGAAATAAAAGCAAAGCGCGGGACGCTGAAGCCGTCTCGTGCTGTTGTTGTTCAGCTCACAAATAGTTTGCCGCGTGCGTCCGAACTTGGCGTGCCGGACGGTTTGGGTCCGATCGCAACTGAGGCGTGGCACCGCATCGTGGAATACGCAGGCGCGTGGATCGCCGTATCCGACCGCGATGCGCTTACGCTGCTCGTCAAAGATATTGAGCATCTAGCCACGCTTGAGGCGCGGCTCTCCGTAGACGGTCCGATCCTCTACACCGACAAGGGCTATGCTTACGCACATCCCGCCGCA